GATGACTCTGGTAATCACCGATGGAGAATTTTGGCGGCAGGGCATTAAAAATGCGTAAAACGGACGAACACTGAATAATACTAACTCGCTGTTTTTAAACGCAATACACTGTTTTTACTATACTAAAAATGGTATGTAGGAATTTCGGACGCGGGTTCAACTCCCGCCAGCTCCACCAAAATTCTCCATCGGTGATTACCAGAGTCATCCGATGAAATCCTGAAAGCCCGCATGGCACAAGCTCTGCGGGCTTTTTTATGTCTTCAATTTGTCCTGCAAAATCTCAAGCAAACTAATTTATTCTGAACTTTTAGGCCCATTGATAGGCCCAACGAAAAGCTCTATTGTTTTCGTTGGGCCTAAAAGCATGGAGACGACTCATGGCAAGACGAACCAAGCGTTAACAGATACGGAAATCAAAGCCGCCAAACTTAAAGATACCGATTACCAGCTGTATGATGGAAGAAAGACCGGAAACTTCAGTTTAGACTGGCACTGTTTACAGGGGGAAGGTCAGGATGACTCGGTACGAAAGGTTATTTATCTGGCAATCAAGGATGCATCAAAAAAATGGAGTATGCCGATCCAGAATTGGTGACTGGCGATGAGTCGCTTTATTGTCGAGTTCGGTGACCGCCTGAACGATCACCTTTAATATATTGGCAGTTACACAGAATTACTGACAGGCTCAATTTCGGCGGTAGTCACAAATAGCCATATGAGCAGGCCTTTCCACTCGGGAAGACTTTTTCACGTCAGGGATAAGTGATATGCCCTACAATCGCGCAGATGAGTCGATAATCGCTAACGTAGAAGATCTCCGGATTATCCGCACTTTGCTCGCCGATAAAGAAAACCCAAGCTTTATCTTTCAGCCCTTTCCCTTTGGCTTCTATCGCCTCTGTCCGAGCGGCCTCCAGCTCTTTGCGAACCACGGTACGCTTGGCTTTTGACCAGCCAGCCCAATCGATGTAGATCTGGTAGCTTCGAGTGGGTTTAGGTTTACCTGACTCATCTTCCCCCCATTCACCAGACAGTGGAATGATGAGTTTTTCATCATTTTCAGTAAATTTGTTCCAGAGTAGTGGTGCATAAAAGATCTTCGGCTCCGGGTAAGGTTGAATCTCATTCCGGAGCTTTTTAAACGCCGTCATGTAGATTTGACCACTGATACCAGGAACGTTAAGCGACATTCCCCGGTCATGCGGGAACCGGATGAAGGCACGGCAAATATTGCGAATAGCATTCACTTGACGCCGGGATTGTCGTTCGGATGAATTACCTTCACCAGATTGTGAGGATGCTGAACGTGTCGAACTGGATTTACTTTCATCACCAGAGAAACCGGGTTCAACAACCGGGCGTTTTTCGATCAACTTTAATCCCGAGGGCATTAAACCCGGAGCACTGTCCAGTATGTTGCGGACACTCGCCTTCTGGCCTTGGCGAATTACTGTGCTTTCAGCATCAGCATCACATTCATGATGATGTTGAATATGTCGTTTCTTTTTAAAATAGGCTCTGACTTTTTTATCTTTTTCCCATGCAGCAGGATGCATGGTTATACCACACCCCCAGCACACATAGCCTTCCGTATCAACACTATCAAGCAACCACAGATCCTC